CAGATGAGTCATACATATTCTCAACTACAGATGAGTCATACATATTCCTAACTACAGATGAGCCACGCATATTCTCAACTACAGATGAGCCCCACATATTCCTAACTACAGATGAGCCATACATATTCTCAACTACAGATGAGTCCCACATATCCCTAACTACAGATGAGTCATACATATTCTCAACTACAGATGAGTCATACATATTCTCAACTACAGATGAGCCCCACATATTCTCAACTACAGATGAGCCATACATATTCCTAACTACAGATGAGTCATACATATTCTCAACTACAGATGAGTCACGCATATTCTCAACTACAGATGAGTCATACATATTCCTAACTACAGATGAGTCATACATATTCTCAACTACAGATGAGTCCCACATATCCCTAACTACAGATGAGTCATACATATTCCTAACTACAGATGAGCCATACATATTCCTAACTACAGATGAGTCACGCATATTCTCAACTACAGATGAGTCATACATATTCCTAACTACAGATGAGCCACGCATATTCTCAACTACAGATGAGCCCCACATATTCTCAACTACAGATGAGCCCCACATATTCCTAACTACAGATGAGCCATACATATTCTCAACTACAGATGAGTCCCACATATCCCTAACTACAGATGAACCACGCATATTCCTAACTAAGGAGTTTAAAACTGCTCCTACAACACAATCCTTGATGAAGACGCAGGGATTCCCTTCTATCAAGTCTGTATCCTCAGATACCAACATAAACTTCAATTCCTCCTTTAACCTCCCAAAGCAAGCGTCCTCATGAGCTGGGGAGAACCACTCTGGCTTAATTCTCTCATCCACTCTAAACTTCCATTTAGAGAGTGGATTGAAAGGGTCCCTCCCAGGAGGCAGTATCTCAATTCTGGCAAATCTCAACTCCGATTGGATAGAGGTGTCATCAACTAACCCAAACAAATCAACTAACTCGTGGTGGTTATGGACACCAGGTTTTGAGTAAACAGTTTTATCTTTTGCTACGAGGCAACTCCAGAAATCACACATTTTAATCTCCTTAAATTTTACCTACATCATTTCTATATTTACAGAACCCGTTCTTTATAGACTCAGGAATAGATTCCAACCACTCTAACTCCTCATCAGAACATGCAGACCAATCTTGCCTTGTCAGGTGAAACACCATCTGACTGAACAACCTGCTGCACCTATAATTTCAGTCCCTCTACATGAAAATGGTATTCCAGATGACATATCCAGGTTGGCACCTCTAAGGTCGGCACCTCTAAGGTCGGCATTTTCAAGGTCGGCATTTTCAAGGTCGGCATTTTGAAGTTCGGCACCTCTAAGGTTGGTCTCTCTCAGATCGGCACGCTCCCCTCCCCTTTTACCCTGCAACCATAATTTGTGCCTCTTAAGCATTCTCTCCAGGTTCATGTTGCTCTCCTTTTTGCTAAGTTTTAGTAAATTTTACTCTATTGACGTTTCGAAAACGATACGATATATTCGTGATCTCGTCAACAAGAAATCGTTCATAAATAAAAACGAAGGGAGTTTGAAATGGATTTGAATGATTATAGAATCAAAAAAAGCCTGAGTTATGCAAAGCTTGGGGAATTACTCGGATGGAGTAAAGCCAAAGCATACACACACTGCGCGGCTGAAGGCAGGCCGTGTATGAAGTTGGTCGACGCTCAGAATGTAGTCAAGATAACTGAAGGTTTAGTTGAATTCCATGACCTTATAAATGGAGACTGCTGATGAGACTGACTTTACTAACAGATAAAAAGAACAGGATAGTAAAGGAATTCATAGATAAAGACCTCAACAAAGCATCCACAGAGCACCTGATGGATGGAACTGGCCTCACCTTAGATATACCGCTATCAGGACTCCCAAACCTGATCAGAAGCATGAACCAACACCAATGTCTCAGCAATGGCATCGTAGAACCTGCTGGAGATATCGAGTACCCAATCAAATCCAAGAATAAAGCAAGTGAGACAGACGTTCAGAGAAGTACAGAATGGTTCTCCTGGCCTACTGGACCTGCCGGAATATATTTCGACTTCGACAAATTCGATGGCACAATGGAAGAGGGTGTAGAGATCCTGTGCTCGATTGATAAGAACCTCGAAGAAGTTGGAATGGTAGGATTATACTCCAGTTCCGGAAAACTATTTGATACTGAAACTGGTCTTGAGCTCAGCAAGAAATCCAGCTTTCATATATGGATCGAAGTTGATGAGGGCACACTCATCCAGCAATATTGCGATCTAATCTTTGACCACCTCATACTCAAAGGTTTCGGATCGGTAAAGGTCGTTAAGAAGTCAGGAGCTCGCAGACTTCAGAGTATTGTAGATAAAACAGTCTGGAGCGCACCTAACCGGGAAATCTTCGAAGCAAACCCAGTATGCTGCCCAGGTCTCGAGTCCCGCCGCCTCGACATGATAGAGTTTGAAGACGGAAATTTACTAAATCTTAGCAAAAGTATCGAAGAACTGACACTCTCCAAAGAAGACAAAATCAAACTCTCCCTGACTATACATGAACTAAAAAACTCTGAAACTGTCTTAGAAGAGAGCAGAATACAGCGTGAAGCAGGTAGACTTGAGAGAGCTAAAAGACGCGCTGCCCACACAGAAAGAAGTCTAAAACTTGAGTCAAAACGGACAGTTACAGACGAAGAATGGGAAGACAACAATGGCGTCCTCCATTGCTACCTCGGCGCAAATGACTACATCCTGGACTCAAATGCAAAGGAAATTAAAGTAAAAGATATTCTAAATGACCCTGAAGAATGGGATGGCCGCTCCCTCCCTGACCCTGTCTCGCCATATAAACGCGGGGATGAAGCCCGTGGAATAGTAGGCCAGGGGATAGCTTATGTGAGATATAATAAGGACGAAACAGTCCATATATTCTCATTCTATGGTGACGTCGAGTACCATCTGATCTGGGACATGAACTCAATTTTAGAGGAAATTGCAGAGATCGCTAAGACAGAGGATCAAGACGAACTCGATGGCTTTATTGATACTGTCTTCAGTGAAACAGCAACCAACCACAGACTGACAAGTACAGAAATCAGCACAGTAGGTCGATTCATCGCTGATACCAATAAGGAACTCGATTCCGGAACCAGCTCATATGGAACTGACGCCCGAGCGGTCCCTGCAGAACTTAAAAAAACTACTGCAAATAGAGATGTGCTTGAAGCTGAAGCACGTCAAGAACTTGTAGACGAGCACCATATAAACAAACTGAACAGTAAATTCGGCGTGTGCCTGTTAGGTGGCCACGCCAGAATGGTTGAAGAGGTATTTAACCCGGAACTACATGAATGGTCCCCTGAATTCGTAGCTGTCTCTGAACAGAAAATTGTGATGAAGAATCAGAGAGTGACTAAATCTATCGGAGGGAAGCTGAAATCTGTCGGGATCGTAGAAGATTGGGAAATAAATCCAAAGAGAAATTCATATGACCGGGTCGTCTTCCAACCAAAGAATAATATATTCAGAGGATGTGGATGTAAGCCTATCATCAAGCAGGGCGGAGAGTATAATCAGTTTATGGGGTATCTCGCGAACCTGGACAATGCTAAGAGATGTAAAAAGATATTGAGACATATAAAGCACATATGGTGCTCAAATAACAAGAGTATCTACCTCTACACGATAAAGTGGTTGTCAGAACTGTTTCAGAAACCATGGGAAGTAGGCGCACCTTACTTAGTCCTGAAGTCGCAACAAGGTGCTGGGAAGAATATTATAATCGACCATGTGCTGTGTAGACTGCTCGGTGCTCACGCTATTAGTACCAGTAATAAGGAGGATTTGATCGGAAGATTCAATTCTCATTTGGGGATCAATATCCTTTTGTTCCTGGATGAAGCTATCTTTGCAGGGGACCCAAGAAATAAAAGTCTGATGAAAGGCCTTATTAACCCTCTCAGGATGAACGAGAAGAAAGGGATTGATAAGGAAAAGGGTAAAAACTATACGAAGATAATAATGGCAACCAATGAGGAACATGCAGCTAATATAGAGATTACTGATCGGCGGCATGTGTATTTACCTGTCTCGGATGAGCAGAAAGGCAATTCAAAATACTTTGAGGAACTTATGGAAGAGATAGAAAATGGTGGAAGAGAAGCATTTCTTAAATTTATGTTGGAGCATAAATCCGATATTAACCTTCATGTTTTACCTGACGGACAGTCTGAGCAGAGAATGCTTGATATGCTGAAGTCAGAAAGGCCAGCGATTAAATTTATTAGAGAGTTGGTTGAATATGGGGCAGAACAATTCGACACTGAAGCGTATAGATTCTCGGAACTGGAATTCAAGGGTTGGGGCAAAAAAGCTATTCTAATTTCAAAACCAAAACTGTTTGATATGTTCCGGGTGTATTGCAGAAAATCTGATATAAAAGTTCCGCATACTGACGTGACGGAATTCATGACGGAATTGTCTACCAGGGGAGTTTATGCTGGATCGAAAAAACTTCGGAAAAGGGCGAAAGAATTTGGTGCTTCTGGAGTGATTCCTGAAGGTGAAGTTTGTTGTGAATATGGCAGGAAAAGGGACGTTAAATTTTATGGAGTAAATAGGGAATAAATGGCTATTTGGTAGCACCTCTGAAAATTTTTAGGGGTGTGACGGAAAATGTTTATTAAATTTCGAGGTCAGAAAATGTGGGATTTAGGGTGTGACGGGCAGACGGGTATGACGGGGAAAAATTTGGATTTTGAAAAACTCTGGTTTGGGACGATGGTTGCACCGGCTGTTGCATCCCCATTTTGGGGAGGGGGTGCTAAAAAAATTCTGCGGAAACACTGGGCTGTAGAGCAGTTCTACTGGTCGCACCCTTTTTACTCTATTTTAGTGAGTGAAAAAACATAAAGAAATAATAAAGGAAAAGTGTTAAAGTTTTAAACTCAAATGGAATTGGCTCAAAAGGGCGGACGGGTGCAACGGAGGATTTTATGGACAAACAGAACGCAGTTTCAAAGACAGATTCGGGGTTGGATTTAGTGGTTAAAAGTACCTTCACGGTACATGAAATTTTAAGCCTTTGTCCGAACCCATCACAGTCTGAATTAAGAAAGATTCTAGCAGTTCAGGGATACATGCTGAACCAGGTTGGACTGGACCTGCTTGGGAAGAGTAAAGTTGGGTTGGCGCTAAAGGCACTTGCAGCTTCAAGAGAGGCTTTGAAGTCTGCAAGTGCTATTGGAAATGCTGAGGAAGTTATTGACTTTCCTCAGGAAAAGTCAAGCTCAGATTCTGATTCAACTTCAGACTCGGATTCAAACTCAACCTCTGGTTCAGGCTCAAACTGATTCAGGTCGATGCCGGTGAGGGCATAAAATTGTTCATTTGACATTTTTTGTTTCTCCTATTGACAAAGGTTAATTAAAAGTGTAGTCTCTCGATAGAGACTACAAGTTAGATACTTCGAAGTTTGTTTCTCCTATTGACAAAGGTTAATTAAAAGTGTAGTCTCTCGATAGAGACTACAAGACGAGTTAAGTGTTTTACTACCTTCATTCTTTGCTTGAGCGGCTGGCTCCAGTAGAATTCTGAATGAGCTAGAATGTGGATAGCTTCTTTCATTGTTTGTCCTCCAAATGTAAAAAGCCCTTATCACTTTGATAAGGGCTTTGTTGTTGTACCGGATTTTAATTTTGTGTTGTGGGTGGGTCTCTCATTTTTATACCTCCTTTTGCTAAATTTTAGTAGTTATTTGTTGTACCAGATTTTAATTTGGTGTTGTGGGTGGATCTCTCATTTTCTATACCTCCTTTTGTTAATTTTTATTAAAGAATGTTACAAAGCCTGGTCTGTTTCGATCCCAGACCAATTTTTCTGGGGTTGCAGGCTCTTTCGAATTCTGCTTTGAATTGAGCTTTAGAAATGTTCGTGAAGGCTTCCTTTTTCTCTGTAGGGACGTTTACCCTGGTAAGAAGGGTAAGAAGTCGTGAACCGCCTCCATGAAGCCATTGACGAGCTAATATGGCTCCTGATTTACCTTTTAACGAATGGGTGCAGTTCAGGACTGTTATTCCCATACATTGCCCTATATCCAGGATGATTCCATCACATGGTGGATCACCTACGATTAACGCACCTCTGCGTCTCTTAATATTTACCAAAATTTTTGTCATTGTCGCACCTCCATTATTATTCTTCAATCCGATATGGAACCAATTCCATACCAGATCAAAGAATAACACTTGCTATCGTGTTATTCTTTAAACTATCACAAGTCCTTATACATCTCCCAGTTATCATGGATAACCAGTACGTGCTCACCAAGGATATTGTGAATTTTAGTATGCGAAAATTTGTCTCTCCAATTTTGCTAAACTTTAGCAAAATCTGGAAAACATGTTTAAAATCCAGGTTTTTAGGAAACACGAAAACCCCGCCAATGCATTGTCTCGCATCGTTACGGGTGTTAATTTCTTTTTGTCGCTAAAATCCATCTGGATTTAAAATTTTGTTTTCTTTTGCTTGACCGTTTTTCTAGTTTATTTTGCTAAATTTTAGCTTTTTCCGGTCGACCATTCGACCGTAAACTTTGTTACCACTACCGTAAACAAGGTTTACAGTAGTGTAAACCTTGTTCACTATCACCCTTTACCGACTGCCAGCAACATTTCGTGGAAATCTTCCATTTTCGTTCTGTACTCTTTCGAGACGTTTGCAGGCAACGCCACAAGTAATTCTTGAAACGCTTCCAGTATAGTAGGGTAATTCTCGTCCCTAAATTCTACGGTTGCAACCTCTGCAACCTCTGCAACCTCTGCAACCTCTGCAACCACTTCAGCCTCAACCACTTCAGCCTCTACCTTTGCCACCTTTACTACTTCAAGCTGTTCCGCAATTACCTTCGGGGCTTCCACCGTGATTTTTTCTGTCACGAATTCAGACAAGTCGGCCTTGTATCCGTTTGCCTTCAAGAATTGAGTGTAGCCAGAAACGGCGCTATTCACGCTGTTAGTCTCGTGGCATGGATGATTAGTCCTCAACCAACCGACTGAAGGATACAACCCTTCTTTTACTTCTCCATAATGCTTGTGAAAGCAAGACATGGAACCGATGAAGGCTTGCGTAAAAGCCTTGACTGTCAAATCCTTGAGCAATGATGCTTCAAACAATCTCTTGCCTTTAACAGTATGATTCAAACATGCAAGATGGTACTCATTTACTAACACTTTAAAATTTGTCATTATATCACCTTTTCTTTGACCAGAAAACGGCCAAGAAAAAGAAAACAAAATTTTCGCTATTCCTAGCATACGACAAAATAAAACGCTTTGTGAATCTACCCACGTCCCATCCTTCTAGCCGATTTACTGCTACCCCATTGCTTGCGGGGAATTCAAAGAACAGACTACACTACCAAGGGCAAACCTTGATAGGCTGTTACAACCAGCACACTGGCAAGCTGTTATTGCTTGCCAGTAGGCTGTCTATAACAAGACTATGTATATGGTCGCTAAAAAGACAATGGTCGTTAGAAACCCCTCAATAACTCCTTTCATCTTATAACCCCCTTGAAAGTATTAATTCAATTGTCGCTGTAATGGTCAATATGAGTATGCTTGTCATGTTCTTTACTCCCTTGTAAAATTTAACTCCTATAAAAAAAGATCATGCCGACTTAAACCATATATTTTTCTATATGTAAAGAATTATTTTCACATATAACGCATTTTTATTGCTTCACTACTTTTGTGGTACTACTTATAACGTGCATATGTTTGCTATAATCCCTAAAAGTACCACATTGTGGATTTTTAAGTATCTGATATCATTACACTTTATTTTAGTGGTACTACAATGTGGTACACGTTTAAACGCTCTATATGGCCCTGTATGACGTTTTCACCTTGTCATATATAAAGGTATTCAAGCGGTCTGATTGCTTCAATTCGCTTTGTTGATAATATGGTGCAAGTAGTAATAGTTATTATGTAGGGTAGGCTAACATAGTTAGCCTGGACTAACTTCGGGACAAAGAATTGCGAATTTGCTTACGCTAACTTTGTTAGCCAGGCTAACGTGTTGAGAGGAGACTAACTATGTTAGCCTGGTCTAAACATGTTAGGCATGACGTATACCGTCTTCACTCCATTGGAGTGTTAGGCTGTTATTAGTTGACCCGGCGAATCTTTTACAAAAACTAGCAAACACATATAAATATTTATTTATAGATACCAAAATACTTATAAAATACCCAAAAATTTATTTTAATGATTTGGTTGACAACGCCTTACTAATAATTTACATTCAAAAATAAACAACTAAGGAGCTACACATGACACTTCACATCTCATGGTGGATGATCCCATCACTTATAACCGCATTAGGATTCTCTTACGCATTACTCATTCACCAAGATTCTCCTGGTTACGGCCAAGGTTTAGGGAATTTACTTCTATTAATCCCAGCCTCAGTAATATCTATAGTATCCTGGATTATAGCTGCGGTATTAAAGTAAACAGTTGACACCTTCAACAAAACAAAATACTATGGACCCATGAAACTATCAAAAAGATACTCAGAAAACAAACGTAACGCAGTTCAGATAAGACTGACAGATGCTGATCTAGATAAACTAAACAACATCCTCAGTAAAGAAAACATAACAGCAGCTGAATTCTTCAGACTGCGCCTAAAGGAGTATACCAATGCAAGACCTTATTCAGAAGATGAAGAGCACTATTGAAGAGATCAGCGTAGACATAGACAAAGCAACCAAAGCTGCCGAAGGTAGAGTGAGAAAAGCTACCCTGGTACTGGAAAAACTCGGTAAAGAGTACCGGAAACTTTCTATCGCTCAGCACAAAAAATGAGAATCTACTCAAACCTAACCGCCAACCAGTTTAAAGATCTTACAAAAGAAAAGCAACCATATCACAACATGAACGAAATGATAGGTGATTTGCATATGGTTACAGATCAATTACAAGACTCCCTTAAAAGAGGTAACGGGCAAGTAACATCTGAAGTACTCAAGGTATTGGTTGATCTGGCAAACATTCCTCTGACAGCAAGTAGAAGCTACATCCACTAATGCAGATAAACTTATCCGACGAAATAGCAAACCACTTTGAAAGGCTACGAAGCCTGGCAGAAGAGGCCGGGGAAGACAGTGAGGAATCATTTTCTTCCCGGGCCTCAGCTATGTCAGCTCTTACAGGAATTATAAAGGAACTTACCAAAGAGCAAGAGAAAGTAGCCAACATGGATATGATCCTAAAAACAGAACAAGCCCTTATCGAAGCAGCTAAAGAAATCTTCGCTCCTGAAGATTACCATATTTTTACAAATAAGTTACAGGAACTCCTTGGATAACCAGCTGCTAAAACAATCATTAACCAGAATAACCACTGCTATCCAACCACAGCAGGATGTTATCAAAGATTTTGTAACGCAGAAAACATTTCTCCACGGCAGGCCTTTCACAACCAAACACCACCACTACCAAGAGCTCCTGATGCAGGAGTTAGTGGATCCGGATGTTCAGTTTGTATGTTACAAAGTAGCGCAAGCTGGAGCATCTGAAGTAATTTATAGAATTCTGCTTGCGTATTGCGCCAATATTCCTGGATTTACTACTGCATTATTGCTACCATCACTTATTCAAACCTCAGAAGTAATAAAATTACGCATATCAGGAATAATATCAGAGTCTCCAACCTTAAAAGCCCTAATAAACAAGAAGATAGACTCAAGTTCCGTTAAAGCCTTCGTTAATGGATCTGTATTGTACGGTTTATCTGGATCTGGTACGTCAAAATCTACAACAATATCAAGACCTTTGCGCTGCATTGTCGCTGATGAGCTTCAATATATCAACATGAAGACACTTTCAAGCATGTCAGCACGGCAAAGGGCTCAAGAACATAAATCAACCATCTATTTTAGTTCCCCAAGATACTCAGATTCTGACATAGACTCTGAGATAAAATTGTGCGGGCATATTTGGGAAGCTGAACTAAAATGTAATAGGTGTAATCACACTTTCTTCCCGAGTTTCTACGACGATGTCCGATTAAAAGGATTTTCTGACCCTATAAATAGCCTTTCTATCCAGAAAGTAAGTTCATTAGATCTGGATCTAGCCGACTCATGGCTGGAATGTCCTAGATGTCACAGACCTATACCTTATGGTCACCCACACACCAACTGGGTAAATACCGCTACCACACCAAATCTCCCAAAAAGGGGTATGAAGATAGGGCCATTTGATCTACCTCACACTGTTACTATCCAAGACCTACTTACAGATATGGTGAGAATGGATGATAGGAATGAATTTAACTGCCAGATGCTGGCAATACCTATAAGCAGTGCAGAGAATGCTCTTGATATAACACAAATAAAATTAGAGAATCACGATCCTGGATCTCTGAATGTTATGGGGCTTGATATAGGAAAGATGTCATGTGCTTGTGTAGGATCTATCACAGAAGGGCGGTTGTACATCCATCATGTTGAGTTCATCCCATTAAAAAATTTAAGAGATAGAGTACGGGAATTATATAAAGAACACAGGGTAGTAGGAATGGTAGCAGACCTAATGCCATACACAGAAGTAACAGCGCACTTTGTAAATACTCTTCAGAATACTTGGGCTTGTGTTTATAATAATAGCCTTTCAGCAGCTAAAAAATTAGAATTATTCACATTAAAAATAAAAGAGGACGAAGCTATTGGGAATATACAAGTAATAAACTGCAACCAAACAGTCACCTTTGACTTCTTGGCCGATCAACTTATGAATGGTCTAATAAGCTACAAATCCTCTCCGATGGACGCCACAATACTTAATCAACTATCAGTAATGAGCAGGCAGCGCGATTATTCTGCAGGGAGAATAGAAGATGGTGCTGAAATAACTTACAGGTGGAGAAAGCCAAATCGTTCTGGAAAGATAGATGATCATGTTCATCATAGTACCTGTTATTGTTTACTAGCAAGCAAACTACTATCAAAAAGTAGATATGGAGGAGGAGTATCTAATATGATACATATTATGAGAAGGAAAGGTTTATAAAATAGTTACTTGACAAAACTAAATAATCTCTATATTCTCAGCTCATGAATTCATTTAAACTCTTTAAATAACAATGGGCATCTTCAGCCGCCTCCAGGCGGCGATACTTCCTGAAGTAAAAGAGCCAACAAAACTCCCATCGAAACCAGCCGCTGTCCCTAAATACTTAGGAACAAGTAAAGGTAGTAAAATCAGTAATGTAGCTACAAATACTACATCACTTGATAGATCTATTTACGCTAGGGGTGCTGCAAACATAAATGCTGTTGTAGCAAACCTTGTACGAGTTTCACCTGACCTGTCCCATGCAGTAGCAACTAAGATATCAACAATCATAACCAAAGGGTATACAGCGGTAGCTTACGATGAGACAGGACTTATTGACGAGAAAGGTACTGAATTAGCACAAGCACTTCTTCTCAGATGGAATACCCAATCTTACGATTACTCTCGCTTCACCAGATCATCAGATCTACGTAGCCTATGTTCTTCCCTAATACTTGACTCTATCCGATACGGGGGGATGATGGGTGAATTGGTTCTTGGTCCTGGACGAGTGCCATCACATCCCAGAGCTGTGGCCATGTCTTATATTTCATGGGCAGATAACACAGTTGATAGTTACCCAATTTACGCCGGTAGGGATGGGGATATTCCACTCAACTTTCCAACTATATTTTATTCAAGTACTCAGCAGGATATGGAGACTCCATATTCTGAATCCCCATTACAGACTGCTATTCAACCTGCTTTATGGGATAGTGAGTTACAGGATCATTTAAGAAAAGCAGCCCATAAAAATCTTCTTCAGAGATTGGTAGTTACTATCAATTCAGAAGAGTGGGTAAAGACCTTACCTCTTGATGTTCAGAATGACCAGGTTAAACGTGACGAAGCTGCAGCTAATACAGTAGCTCAATTAGAAGCCCAGCTTGAGAGATTAAACCCAGAGGATTCTTTAGTAATTTTCTCAACCCTTGAGGTTGATACTGCAAGTGACGCAAATCGCAGCGAAGATAAATCAATTCAGGTACTTACAGATCTAATATCAGGTCAACTGGCTTCAGGGTCAAAGATTCTTCCAGCAATTCTTGGTCGCGGGGCTTCTTCAGGCACAGCCTCTACAGAAAGCATGTTATTCTTGAACTCAGCAGGGTTTGCTCAGCTGGAATTAAACATAATGATCAGCAGGATGCTGACTTTAGCAGTTAAATTACTTGGGCAGCAAGTTTCTGTTGTATTTAAGTTCGATGATATAAATCTTAAACCTACTCTTGAGCTTGAATCATTTAAAATGGTGAAACAAGCCAGGGTTACCGAACAACTTTCTCTTGGTTTTATATCTGACATTGAAGCATCTATTGAATTGACAGGATCCCTGCCACCAAAAGGGTATAAAAATTTATCTGGGACGATGTTTAAATTAGGGTCTGTCGATACCAAGCAAAATAGTTACAGCAACACATCAGCAACAGCTGATGGAAAGACCGACTCTAACCAAGCAACTAAAGAAACAACCTCTGACGCACCCACAGGGGTTGCAGGGAAGAATCCATAATGGAAAAAACTTACTCAATACTTGCGATTGCTGATGGTATGGCTTCTCATTTCCACGCCATGGAAGCTAAGACCATGGAGGCTATGTCTTCTGATAAAGAAGCTCCTGAAAGTGACCTTCTTACAATCCACGAAGGTGTTGGTCTTATAGAAGTCAAAGGGGCCCTTACCAATGAGGATTCTCCTTATAATAGATGGTACGGACTTATTTCCTACAATCAGATTAGAGCTGCTGCTGTAGAAGCTATAGACATGGGAGTCGGAGCACTTCTATTCGATATTGATAGTCCTGGCGGAAGAGTATCCGGAATGAAGGACTTATCAACATTCATAACAAGTTTAGACATACCAACAATTTCCCATACGTCAAACCAGATGGCCTCAGCTGCGTATTTCACCGGCATATCATGTGAGCACTGCTTCTCAGATTCCATGGCTGAAGTTGGATCGATAGGAGTTGTCATGACACTGGTTGAACGTACTGATGCCATGAAAATGGCCGGGTACTCAGCCGAGGTGTTCCGATCTGGGAAGTTCAAACAAGTCGGCAATCCAAACGAAAAACTTACTAAAGAACGCAAGGCTTATGTGCAGGGGCAGGTAATGACCTACGCAGAAAAATTTTATGATTTTGTTTCAGAACATCGTGGCATCCCTCGCCCGGCCATGTCTGAAATAGAAACTGGTAGAACCTTTATTGGGGAAGAAGCCTTATCAGCAGGACTGGTAGATAAAATACTGTCCTTCGATGAAGCCCTAGCTTTCTCAATGGTACTTGCCAATAAAACTCTTGACAATTCAAGAACAACAGGTGATTATTACTACAATAGTCACATTCTTAAGGGTTCCTCTACGGAACAAGGAGATACAACCATGGCCAAGCAGTACTCAAAGGCACATATGGCTGGTCTAGTGGCCGCTGCCGCTGCAGCAGGTACGGGAGTAGTTAACCCCCCATCTGTTGAGGAACCAGTAGTGCCAGTTAAACCAGCAGAACCAAATGCATCTGAAGAGAGTGGGGAAGAGGTATCAAAAGAAGCTCAAGAACTCCTCGAACTTCAAGAAAAATTCGACGCTTCTCAAGTAGAGCTGACGGAACTTACCAGTAAACTCGAAGCAGCTGAAGCTACTGTAGCTTCTTCCGCTGAAGCATTTAAAGAAGCTTCCGCTGATAAAGACGCAGAACATGCTAAAGAGTTGTCAGCTTTTAAAGACATCATAATCGCTCAGATTAACACCATGAGAACCGCTCTTGCATTATCAAATGTAAGTATGGACTCCTGGAAAGCAGAAGCTGTACTTGCTGAGTACAACGCTGTATCAGAAACTTTTTCAAACTCTTTACCTGTTGGTGGGGTAGTACCTGCTGAAGGTAGAGAAGTTGCTAAAGAACCAATAACCAGAGAAGAGAAGAACGCTTTCGATAAACTCTGGTAACAAAAACTTTATTATAAAGGAGCACTAAAATGCCCACAGTAGCAATACTCCCTCAGGGGGGAACCTCAAACCACCATCGTCCATGGGAAGTAGTAGGGCTGACCGCAGCTACAGCTGACGCTGATGTCGGTAAGCCAGTAAAACTGTCAACAACTGCCAACTGCGTTGAGCTGTGTGCCGATGGAGACGCTATCTACGGATGGATCGACTCTATCGAATCCAGTACCTCAAATGGCCGGGTAGTAGCGAGTATCTTAGAAGATGGGTGCTGTCGCGCAACTACTTCAGGAACAGTAGCTGTAGGGGATATCGTCGAAGCCGGGGCCAATGAAGCCGCCGGTACCTTGCCAACTTCTTGGGGAGTAGTATCCACCAAAGCTGCAATTAATGCAGATATCTCAGATTCCGCAACTGGAGATGAAATTGCCGCAGCTGTTAATGCTCTACTTGCAGATGCTTTGGCAGGCGGATCTAAGAGATGGATCGCTGTTACAGGCGGACTTACTGGCGTAGATATCGTCATCAAAAGCGTATAATCGCATTTAAGGAGAATATAAATGCTGTATATAAAAGATAAAGCAGGACTTCAACACGAAGTTGAGCTTGGAGGCATCGCCCTCCACCGAGAAGCTGAGGAAAAGAAACTCACATTCCGTCAGCTTGTAAATACCAAGTATCCGACAGCCTCAGACCAGCCTGAAACTTTCAAGCAGATGTGCGTTTCTGCTGGAATGCGCTTCAAAGCTGATCCTGAGACCGGACGTCCTGCTTCCACCATGCGTGAGATCCTTATGGGTAACTCTATGGAAGCTGCCACCAACCAGACCGGAGGTACTTTCACCTCTGCTCCAGGTATCCCAGATTCAAGGATTCTCTTCCCTGCTGCCATCATGGAAGCTGTTGAAAGTGATATGCGTCTTGAGACTGGTGATGCTGTATCTGCTTTTGAGTCACTTATTGCCTTCCGTGAGACCATCGCTGGTACTCGTGTAGAACAGCCTGTAATTGATTTCAATGGTAAGGGCGGTCCCCGGGATGCAAGTTTCTCACGAGTAGCTCAGAATGCTGAGCCTAACTCTGTTCTTTCTATTACTGCTAAAGACATTCAGCGCACTGTCCCAGCATCTGCTTTTATGCTGGAGATTTCTGATCAGGCGCTGTTCATGGGTGTCGATAAACTGACCATGACCATGGCAGAATTTTATCGCCAGGCTGACTATAATGAGTGGATTGTACAGCTCCTTGAGATCCTTCAAGGTGCACCTGATGGAGTTAATACTCCTATGGATAACAACACAATCGCCCTTGTTCAGACAAAGGCAGATACTCTGGATTCTACTATTTCTGCTGCTGGAACCATCACTCAGGCAGCTTGGAATAAGTATTTTTATTCCAAGTCTCGTACAATGGTCCCTGATCGTATCGTAACGGATTACGATGCTATACAGGCAGTTGAGAATCGCTCTGGGCGTCCAACGAATGTTATGAACAATTCTATGGATCGTATTGATGTTCCTTTCAAAATACTTTACCCAAAACAGGCGGAAAGTGTTGGAACAATCGTAATGCCTTCTGATGCAGGTTGGCCAGCTAACACCATTATGGGTCTTCAGTCTCGGTCAGCCCTCACTAAAGTTACCAGTTCCTCAATTGATTATACTGGCATCTTGAATGAACCTACCAAACGGTCTACTGCTTATCGCTTTGATCGTGGTATGTTGATTTATCGTAACTACTCAGAGGCGTTTAATACACTCTCTCTGACCCTTACGGCCTAATAAATAAAAGTACCATACCTAATTAGGTATGGTACTTTCTACCATTATAGGAGGAATAGAAATGGCATTGCAGAAGAAAACAAAAGCTGCTGAAGAGGCCAAAGCTGCTGAAGAGGCCAAAGCTGCTGAAGAGGCCAAAGCTGCTGAAGAGGCCAAAGCTGCTGAAGAGGCCAAAGCTGCTGAAGAGGCCAAAGCTGCTGAAGAGGCCAAAGCTGCTGAAGAGGCCAAAGCTGCTGCGAAGAAAGTACCTAGGTATGTAGCAAAGATAACTCCGCTACACCACCCATTCCAGAACATTAGGATCCCAATTACCCCTCCAGGAGTAATCGTGGAAGAAGATAGTTGGCTGGATAGTCAGATAGCTTCAGGATTGATTGAGAAATGTCAGTAACTATAACTGATTTCACCACCTACGCTGAAATCAGGAGTACCGTAGGGATGTCTATAGACGAGCTACCTGACGCTTCTTTAGCGTTGGGAATCTATGCTAATACGCTGGAACTCGCTTTAGACAGCCTCACTATTTCTCAAACTGACCTCAACCCTATCAAAACGGTCTTTAGTACTCTTGATCCGGATACTGACTCAACCGCCTATAACCTGACCAGGCTGTTCGCTACCTATACCTGCGCTCTTGAGGTGGCAATATCTATCAGCATGAAAGCTCCAAAGACCTTGTCAGACAGCAAGGTTACTATAGGGAGATTTTCTCCTGAAGCGACTTGGCAAGATACTATTAAAGCAATCACTGAAAGACTAGGTAAATTGCGTACAGACATCGAAGCTATCGGGAGCACAAGCACTGCAACTCAGCCAAACCTCATGACAGCAGTAGCTCCATCATACAACCCGGTCACAGGCTAGTAATGTTATCGATGACTGATGCTGCGGCAACATTCAACAAGACCTTATTCACTGATATAAATCATCTTAATGAATTTTCAGGTCAACTTCTACCATTTAATGACAGCACCAGATCTGGGGCCACATCAAGACGCCGTATCTTGGAGGTACATCCTGATATAGTAGTCCCTAAAGTTATAATTGAAGCATCTACTCCTGAAGTATTCATAGTAGCCTTGCCCTCAACAGACTTTTTCCGAGACACCCCAGTAAGAAGAAAATACCCGGTACTTCCTGCTGAGAGTAATTACTCTATAAAGACAGTTAAGGAAATACTCGACTCATCCCCATGGAGTACTGAATGGGGGACCATAAGTTACATCCGCCGTGAAGTTTTAGAGAACTCTTCTGAATACCTTGGGGGATACTCAGTAATACTTCCGAGCTCAGTATCTGTCGTTGCTGGAGAATATGTATCATCAGGAACACAAACCTACAGAGCAAGAGAAGATTCTTATATTGACGAACTTGGCTTCACTGTGGTAGAAGTAGTTAAGATAAACGACCTATTGCAGACACTTAGCATAACTGTCAAAGGAGTTTATGATCCTATTACAGAGACAAGGCCTACTGTGACCACACCAGTGCCTTGTGTAGTAGAAGAGAGAACTAAATCTTATACAAATGATCGTATGGATTCAGAAAAAATTGTAGATGGAGATAAGACTGTAAGTACTCTTCATCCTTGTGGGGTAGGCGATACTGTTGGTCTCTACACTATCATAAATAAGGTAGTTATAGATTCTGTGAATACTTTGCATTGTAGGAGGACCTAATGAATAATTTTAGAATAACTGGTCTTCAGGCAATACAGAAGAAATTGCGACTCTCAGGAAAGATGTTGGAAGAGAAGGCTATTGACGTAATAGTTGATGAGGTTATAAAAACCTACAAAGTTACATTAGCAGCTACTCCTCAATATTCAGGGTACTTGGCTTCTAACCTTAGAATATTTGTCAACGGACAGTCTGCTCCTGTAGCGAATGAATTATATGCTGACCATCAGAACTGGAGCAAGCTTTCTAATGTTAAGCAGAAAGGCGATCCTGCCGCTATGGAAATAGCGTCTTCTTATAACAGAGGATTTTTCAATTCTGCAAGACCAGGACTCACCATGCAGAGTACAGTTGGTGTAGGGTACTTATCAGGATACTGGAGACCAGTTGAAGCAGGAGTTAATCTAAGAGATGTAAATGCTCCTGGAAAAGCTCTAGCCAAAGGATTTGGTAGGATGACCAGACTGTATTCTTGGCAGATGACTTTAAAAGCTGGTACTGAGAGTATATAATGACTGATTGTGTGGTAGGTGGGCTCACTAATGAAGAAGCAAGGCAAGCTGTCATAACTTACTTCTTGGCTAATTACAGTCTAGCTCATGAAGTAATATGGCCAAACGAGGAGCCTCCTGCTTTAGAAGGTCGTACAGAATCGTTTATTCTATTAGATATTGGGGAAGTTAAGAAAGAACAAGCTGGTATGGGGACGAGGGACTATATCATCGACAAATTTCTTGACATAACTTTATGGAAGATGGAATATACGGGTATTAAAGAAGTAAGCCTCTTCGCTGATTTCGTAGATGGTCTAGGGCTGGATACTGTCGGTGGGGTTGTATATGGGGTCCCAAACACATTGGACCCAAAAGCTTATATGGGTTGGAGTGTTAATACGATACTTCTACCGTTTAAATTTTAAGGAGAACCTATCATGGCTCAAGAAGGAAATTTCGTAGTAGCACAAGCATCAAAGCTTATGATTCACGCAGGTAAATCGGATGAAGTCCTTGTTCGTGGACTAAACTCAATGACTCTTCCTGTAGGCTGGTCAAGTACTATGACCACAATCAGTGAGTTCGGAGTACCAGTAGATATTCAGGTGGCCTCTGGTCTCACCTATGACACAGTAACTTGTGGCGGTAACTTTACTTTGAAAGATCCCACGCAGGCGGCTTTTCGTAAGTGGGCCCTCAACGCCACTAAAGTAACGGATATGCGGTTTTATTTGGATGGGTGCTCATTCTGCGCATTAGACCTTATCTCTAACCCCGGTGGATACTATCAGATTGGTACAATGTCAGCTCCTACTGCAAGCAAGTCTGACGCTTACAGTTTCTCCGTGGATATTGCCCCAGCTGGTCAGAGTTCTATTTTTGAGAACCATCGTGCAGGGACCTCTCTTACTTTCGCAGCTGATACCGGAACTGGAGCAACTTGTACTGATGCTGATTCCTTATTTGTTACCAACGGATTCAAAGTAGGGCAGATCTGCTATGCTGATCATGTTGATGGTCTGGATCCTTTGATTCTTGAAATATCTGCAGTTACAGCTTCACAGCTTACCTTTACTCAAGCTGTTGGAAATGAAACTTCAGTACCAGATTTCACAGGTATCGCAACCACCAAGATATCATCCGGTGAGGCGATGGCTTTCGACTCAACTAGCACTACCTGTGCATAAAGTACCACCACATCTCTACCCTCCTCCAGGAGCCTCTGACTTTGAGTCAGAGGCTTCGCCTATTGTTAATTCCTACTATTGTCAAATAATTTAATCTGTGCTATTGTTCCAGACAGTCCTGATCCCTGCCTGGCCAATGGCGGTTTGGTAGGGTGACGGACTAACTTAAACCGCCATAGGAGGCAACAATATGTTTAAACCAACACTTACCGCTGCAATTGAAGAGACTATTGACGTTCCTGATTCTGACGCTACCGTTACCATCAAGTACCTGAAACCTGGGGTCATGGCGGCTATCACTAACGAGTCTATGAAACTCACCGCTAAACAGCAGGACTCAGGGGGTATGAATTCAGAGATTGCATTTAATCTCTCAAAAAAGAATAACGACATTGTCCTTGCTTGTGTTAAGGGGTGGTCAGGGTTTACTGATGATGCAAGTAATACCATGAAGTTCTCTCAAGCTAACCTCTTGAAGATGATTGATGAAAGCGAAGAATTCGTATCTTGGGTAGTCGAACAGCACGAAAAGTTATCTAATAGGGTAGAATCAGAGCAGGAAGCTGCAACAAAAAACTAGAGGCCCTTGGGGAGTTCTTAAGTGAGGTTGGAAGGATATCCTGCAATAAGTGTATCCAAGCATACAAATACACTGTAGATGATCCACCATGCTATAAATGCTTCCCGGGGGTTCATGAGTATAACGCTACTGCCTATAAGATACACTCGCATGTGTCTGGCCAGTACATAATGTCAGCAGCCGGAGCAGTATCATTGGATGTGATGGCTATTCATAAGACTTTAGATTGCTATCAGATGCCTTATGATGAGGATAGGTTGGACCTTATAAACAAGGTTCAGCAGCTTGAAAGTATTTCACTTAGTTATCAATATGCTGCTGCTAATAACAAAAAGAAGTAGTGATAAGGCAAGTCTTTTAAAGACTTGCCTTTTTTCGTGTAGAATAGTACAGTATTTTCAAGCTTTACAATAAAATATGATAGAGGCTACCAATGAGTGACGGTCCAATCAAAATAAGCATTGACCCCAATAGCATAAACAGTATCAAGTCCACCATAGAGCATCTTGATGAGATGGCTAAAAAATTGGGTTGGACTGACCAGCAGTTAAAAACCACCAAGAAGTCTCTTGATGGATTCGTACAAAGTCTCTCTAAAGCCAAAGTTTCATCCCCATTCACGAAAATTCTAAAAGACACTAAAGAAGCTGAAATAGCTTTTAAGAAGATTGAAGAATCGTCAGTAAAGCTGGGCAATGAAATATCCTCTCTTAATTCCAAAGATCCAGGCTTCTTAAAAAAAGCTCAAGAAGCGAAATCCCTCCTAGTAATAGAGAACAAATTAAACGCTGAGATCGAGAAACAGGCTGGGCTGGTAGCAAGGCTAGCTATAGAGCAAGGGAAAGGAACAGAAGGGGTCGCATTTCTGGCAGACGAGGTAGCCTTCCAGAAAACTATAACCCATGAGTTAGAGAAGCAACTTGGCCTGCGTGAGGCAAAGCTAAGATCTGATCTTAAAGCTGGCTCCTACGCTGCGCAAATTCGAGCTGAGACTGCTGAGTTCGAGAAGCAAGACGCAATTATAACTCGTACTGCAAAACTTAGATCTGATCTTAAAGCTGGCTCCTACGCTGCGCAAATTCGAGCTGAGACTGCTGAGTTTGAGAAGCAAGACGCAATTATAGCCCGCACTGCAAAACTTAGGTCTGATCTTAAAGCTGGCTCCTACGCTGCGCAAATTCGAGCTGAGACTGCGGAGTTCAAGAAGCAAGACGCAATTATAGCTCGCACTGCAAAACTTAGATCTGATCTTAAAGCTGGCTCCTACGCTGCGCAAATTCGAGCTGAGACTGCTGAGTTCGAGAAGCAAGACGCAATTATAGCTCGCACTGCAAAACTTAGATCTGATCTTAAAGCTGGCTCCTACGCTGCGCAAATTCGAGCTGAGACTACAGAATACAAAGCTCTATCTTCTGCCATAGGTGTTCTGAAATCTAGGCTAGATTCAGTTAAAAATGTCAACCTTCCTGATGAAGAGATAGCTAGGATGAAGGTAGCCATCAGGGATCTGAACAGGGAGCTGAGGAATACCGGTAAAGTAAATCTAAGTGGTTTAGGTAGTGTATCAAAGGATATAAGAAGTTTAGAGAGAGCTCCAAAAGTATTATCTGCTGCTACAACGAGCACTAGACAACTTCAGATAGCTATGGCGGGTATGGCTAGATCTGTAGGAGTTGCTACACTATCATATTCCGCCCTACTTCCCCTTATGGCTGGTATGGCTGTAGGTGGTGCAATAAAGAAGGTATATTCACTTGGATCTGCATTTGAGTATACTGCTACCTATATAGACGCTCTTAATAATTCCATCGGCAGTATGGACTCTGGATCAATACAAGAGGCCTTATTAGGTATGGAAGGCCTCCGTAAAGGTCCACAAGATTTAGCTTTAGGTATGAAAGAATTTGCTAAAGCTGGGGTAAGCACAGCAGACTCACTAAAGCAGATTGCTGAGATGTCTAAATTCGCTACAGTAGCTGAGATGGGTCTAGCAGAAGCAAATAAATTAGTAATTGGTCAATCTAATGCTTTTGGAATAAAATTTACTGAAGCAGCCAATATGATTTCTGCTGCGTCTCTTTCCTCTGCTACTAGCATCGAAGAGATGGGAACAGCCCTGTCTTATACCACTGAGTTGGCGACCGTTACTGGAACTAAGTTCGAAGATGTAGCCACGGCCATGGCTATTATGGCTAACGCTGGTATTCGTGGATGTTATGATAGAGAGACTGATGTACTGACCAAGGATGGTTGGAAGAAGTGGGAAGATGTTACTTACGATGACGAATTTGCCACTTACAACACTGATACCGGGTATATGGAATTCCAAGCTCCGGAAAGACTTATCAGATACCACCATACAGGAAAAATGTATAAAGTATGCAACAAAGGTGTAGATCTTTGTGTCACTCCAGATCACAGGATGTATGTTAAGCGAAGAGGGCAGAAATCTTATGAAATTCTGACAGCCTCCAAGATAGCTGGTAGCAGTGTTAGATACCTTACAGGAGGGATGGGGTGGGAAGGGGTAAGTCCTTCTATAATCACCTTACCTGGGTTCGAGCAGAATAGAGGCTCCTGGACTAAGTCTGTGGAACCTACTGACATAGACTCCAAGTTGTGGGCAACCTTCCTTGGGTGGTATATAGCTGACGGTAACTGCTGCTATGACGGTTCCGGTAATTACAAAGTAGTGATCACTAAAACAGATAAGAAGCCCGCCATGCAGAAGAAGATGATAAAAGTCTTCGATCAGCTTCCATGGACCTACAATTATTGTGCATCTACAGGCCAGTTCACTTTTACTAATCAGCAATTCTACTATGCCTTAGCCCCATTAGGGAAAGTATACAAGAAACACATTCCAGAGTATGCCAAAGGTTGGGGTGTTGACCTATTGTCAGTCCTATTTTCTTCATTAATGGAGTGCGATGGTTGTGATGGTAAGTACTACACATCTTCTATAGCCTTGCGTGACGATATGCAAGAGTTAGGGTTAAAGCTCGGTTACGCAACATTAATAAGAAGAAGTATAACTAAGGGCGAGATCAATACATTTACAGATGGTAGAAAGATAACAGCTAGAGAGGACGGGTGGACAGTATCCTTTACCAATAAAAGAACAGAGCCTTGGTATGACCCCAATAACTATAAGGGGAAGCATGGGGAGAGAGTAGTTCAAGACAGCGCTTATGAGCATTACGAGGGCTGGGTGGATTATGATGATGAAGTTTTTTGCGCTGAAGTCCCTAACGGGTTACTTGTAGTCCGTAGAAAAGGTAGAGCCATAATATCAGGCAACTCCAAAGCTGGTACAGCCCTTAGAACATCAATTCTAAAGATGTCCACTCCTACAGAAGGGCTAAAACAAAAGCTGGATGCCTTAGGGATATCTTGGTCTGCATTTTCAGACAACGGCCAGATAAAAGATTTACGCACCATGTTTACTGAGTTGAAGAGGGTAACTGACGGATTGCCTGATTCAGAGCGTGTAGCTGTATTGAAGGATTTGTTTGGTCTTAGGGCCCTAAAAGGTGGGGCAAACATACTGAAGTCTATGGGGGATGAGTGGGACAACCTCAACAGTAAGGTCAAGCAAGCTGGTGAAAACGGGGATTTCGTCGAGGGAGTTTATAACAAATTAGCAGATACAACTCAGGCCAAATGGGAGAAGCTTGGGGTTACTATAGAGAAATCCTTATTGCAGGCATTCAGTTCCCAAGATGTTAAAGATGGTATCGATAACCTTAGCGATTTTGTCGGTTCAGAAGCCTTTAAATCATCAATATCCTCTGTAATTAGTGGTCTCAATGAAATTACTGCGGCGTTCACAGGGCTACTAAGTTTAGCATCAACAATACCTGGCAATATAGTTGATCAAGGACTTTTGGCTTATATGATATTTGGAAAGTCTGCCCCAGGGAGACTTGTATCTGCATTAGCTATCTTTAATAAAGAGTTTGGGAAATTACAGAGAAACGCATGGGGTGAGGATACAGTAACAACCAACCCACTAGATTTGGTAGGAAAATACCAGGAACTTTTAGTGTCTCTGTCAGCTACTTGGGAGGATCTAGGAAACTCTGCGGATGCTGGGTGGAAATCGCTTACCGGTACTGAGGTAAATACTCTGGTTATACCTCAAGAAGTAGAACTACAACTTGCTCTACACGCAACAAATTCAAAGCCTAATCAGCTAGAATCCCAAGTAAGGAAACTTGCATCTATAGAGTCTGACTCAGCTAGGTTGGCTATAGAGGAGGAGTGGTATAAAGCCACCGAGAAGATAAAGTTAGAGATGCCTGAGCTGCAAGTAACTGAGCTAAAGAAAGAGTTAGATAATGCCCTACGCTCCTCCCCATCCACCAAAGTAATCTGGGAACCTACTCAAGATCAGAAGGCTATGAGGTCAATGGAGATATCCTTAATGGATACCTACACAGCCAGCCTTGCGAAGATAGATGATAAGTATAAAGAATTAATATACACTAAGAAGCTATATGGCCAGATGTCCACTAAGGAGTGGAGAGAACTGCAGACCTTAAATTCATATAAAGAAAAAGAGGTTCTAGCTATAACTCAGTCCCAGACCGCGGCTATAAAAACTAAGGCGGCTAAAGATTCCTACGCTCTTAAGGAAGAAGCTATAAAGAATGAAGGTACTTTACTAAAGGCTTCCCAAGCTGCCAAGCTAATTAGCGAGAAGAATTATATATCGGCATCGTTAAAATTGGAAGAGGATTCATATACCTCTAAGAGAAAGCTATTGGAAGACCAATTAGCTATTGCTAAGTCAAAGAAACCTGTAGGTGGAATATCAGATGCTGGCCTTGCCTCAGAGATAAAAGATATTGAAAACTCTATTAACTCCCTTGATTACGAACATGAAATAAAAATAAAAGTTGACGCCATTGAAGCTCATGCCAGACTACAGGAACTTAGTGATAAGATCCGCGATATCAAAGAGGAGGCTGCTTCCACTATCCGTGACTTAGGAAGAGAAGGCATGACTCCTATGGACTCTCGCAGAGACCAGCTTGCTGAGATTGAAGCGTTGAAATCCAAAGCAGCTGAATATGGAGATGCTGCAAAGTCGGTTGATCAATCAACAGCAGAAGGCAAAGAGCAGGTAAACAAACTTCTTGCTGAACAAATAAGGCTTCTGGATCAAGCAAAGTCAGCTGCAGGAGGTTTAGGCACATCAGCTATCGAGACAGATAAAGCCCTTATCGTTATGGCCAAAAATGTACAGGCATCTGCTAAGTCCTCCATGGGGGCTTCGTGGTCTAGTGGCAGAGGGTATCAAGAGGCGTCAAAGTTCGTTAAAGCCCTCACAAAAGATACAGATGACTTAGCTGAAGCGAAGAAAAGAATGATAGCTGCAGAAAAAGCTGTTTCTGTCCACAACACTTCTTCAAAACGCGAGGCTTATAAGTCAGCTGTAGATAATTATAATTTAGTTAAATCCCTCAAGGAAGCTGGGGCTGCTACTGACAAACTGTCTGTGGCTAGATTGAAGCTTTCCTATGCCGAGAAGTCTCTTGAGTTTAAGTCGAGGGATAGGTCTGGAGAAGCTCGTGACGCTCAGAAACTCCTAGTTGCAGAGCAGGAGCTTGCTCGTCTCGGCGACCAGATGGCTAAGAATACCACAACAGGTACCATAGATGCATATAAAAAAGCGTATGCTGAGTATGAGAAGCTTTACAACGGGTCTAAAGCTGGGATAACTGAAGCCATAACAGCTGAGGAAGCTCGAAAGCAGAAGATGGAGGAAGTACAGAGCATAGCTGATGCGATAGTTAAAGCCCAACTCCAGATGGCCGGAGAGTCTGAGTCTGCCCTACTTAAAGTAAACGATGTTCAGGGTACCTTGAATGAGGCTACCTCTAGTTACGGTGAAAGATGGGATTTAATTACCGGAAAGATATTAGCTTCTGAAGGAGCTCTAAATAGAGTTAAGGCTGCTCAATCAGGTATTGATCCAGGTTATAGAAAATCTGGGGATATTTATACAAATCGCTCTGATGAAGACATGCAGGGGTATGTTGAGAAGGCTAAGGACGCTACTGCTGCCGTAGCTAAACTTGGGGATACTGAAAAGCGAAGAGCCGACGAGCAGATAAAGAACTCGAAACTCATAGTAAATGCAGCAGGGGAGTGGATTAATGTTGCTAATCAGGAACTCCCGGCTGTAAAGCTGAAGACTGACATAGAAATCGACAGCGAAGCTACTAATAATGTTTTAGCTCAAGTAGACGAGGCTTTGGCAAAATCTGGTTTTGGTGCTGACGATACTAAGGTGAAGTTGAAGGGTATGTTTGAGGAGTCGAAAGTAGCGGCTGACGATTACTATGATCAAATGGTAGCCAACGGTGGCATAGTCACAGACTTCGCCGATACAGCTGTTTCTCAGATAGATAGAGTAATTGTCAAACAGCTTGAGTTAAACGCTGCTGCTGCTAAGTACTCTCTACCGACATCCTCTGGAACTTCCAGTTACCCAGCAAGAGCCCTCGGTGGCCCAGTAACAGCAGGACAGCCTTATATTGTTGGTGAGGTAGGGCAGGAGTTGTTTATTCCTAGCACTTCTGGTACCATCATCCCAAATAATAAATTAAGTAGTCAGAGTAGCAGTAGCAGTGAATCTTCAGTTAGTTTGAGTATAAACCTTGGAGGCAGCCAGTTGCCAACAATACAAGGAGCCACAAAAAGTTCTGTAGATAGTTTTGTAAGTGAGTTGAAGAGAAAACAAAGGATGGCATCATGACCATATCATTAGGAGGGGTAGTACTTAATGATAATCTGTACCTTGACGGTATAGAGAATTCAAAAGGTATTGACACCTACATAGTAAGAACTCTTGGGGGTTTAATTGATGTTAGAACGATGCCAAGAAGTGGGGGGAGAACTCTGTCTTTGACTACAGTAAACTCTAATGGGGCGTTGCAAGGAATGTTTTGCCAAACTGCTGTTGACGCAATTAAGCTATTGGAAGCTGAAGGGATACCTGTTACTCTCACGTATCGCAACAGAGGGAATTTTAACGTAATCATTACCGGGGTAGACTTTACTCAGTTTAGACAGAACCATGACGTGTCTCCTACAAAAGAATATACCGGCTCAATACAACTAATAGAGGTATAAAATGCTCGATTCAGATATAAAGAAATACCACGCCGCAGAAGTATCAAAACTCGCCACCAATGGCGGACGCTGCGGAACCACTCTAATTGTGAGCGGTGTGGTCAATAACGTCTGGCCCCATGTGCCAAAGGCAGAGCGAACTGCCGGGGCGTTTTTGTATCGCAAAATTTTTACCGCTGCCGATGATGATAACGATGGCACACTGATGTCGGCACAGGAATTTATCGACAGGCCAACTCTCGGTGGTGATTGGATAGTTGCTTTTGTAGGCACGGCCACCGACACCCAGGGTGATATCACTGGGGCGATGACAGGGACGGATACTGAGCGCAAGTACGGTGCCGCATATATCAAAAACCCTCTGACTGCAGGCAACTCAACTATAACTGTTACCGTTGAGCATACCAAATTTGCATCCGGTGCCGAGGCAATATTCCAGGCAGGCGACACTATCCAACTCAAAGACAAACTCACTCCGGATGCCGTGGCTGGCAATCAGGAGGATCATGTTATCAGCACAATTGATTCCGTGGTTGATCTTGATGTGACATTTACCGTGGTCGGTACCTTTGCCAATAGCTACGCAGTTGATGGCAACTCAAGGTGTGTTTCTGTTATTGATTATGGGGATACCGCATGCTCCACGGAAAACTACTCTGTTACCGCCGCTGGTGATTACGCTTTTGACAGTGGCTCATACCCTGTAATAACCGACAATATCGGCACAGTTGAAGATCATCTTACCGGAGAGTGGATAGACGCTGCAAACTACACGCTGACTGGCTCGTCTGGAATAGCTTACGGTTCTGGGACATTTGGGGCCGATTTTAGTCCAACAAACACAGCAAAAGGTAAAAAATATTTAACCATTGAGGCCGCTGCTCATTCTGGAACTCCTCAGGCTGGCGACATATTTGAACTTGATATTCACGAGGCAAAATACGCAACATGGTTCAGACGTGAAGTACCAGAAGATTGTCCCAGCCTTGCGAACAATAAAGTGACCACTGTCACAGTTGGAGAGTCTGATCAGTAATGTCTAACCACACTCTTTCCATATCACTAGCTACTCCAGGAGCAGATGAGTCTGACTATATCCTGATAGAGCAGGAGCCGTGGCCTAGTGATATGGGAAGGACTTCTGTACTGCAAGGTATACAGGGTATCTATGCATCTATTTTCGGCAGCCTCTTTCCTGATCCAAACTGCGGAGGGCTGAACGGTTTCGATACACCGATTTACCTCTTTCCATCGCGGTCATCGCTCAACTTCACATTCGCGCTGAGCCATGGGGAATTTGTCCCATGTATATCCGAAACGCTCACAAGGGAAGAGGTTGTGCAGTGCGGACTGCAGGATAGCGCTAATATTGAGTACCCTCCAGCTTCTGCTGTCAGTCTGTCGTGGATAGGCAAGTGTTATGACGAAAATGGTAATGAACTCGGTAAGCCTACTGTCACAGTGTCTGGGCGTAAGTTGTCATTTTCTGAAAAGGTATACGGCTCTATCAGGGCACGGTATCAGGTTTACCGAAAGACATATAACTGCCGTATTGAAGAACGCGATGACTCTATAGAGAATAATTTTGAATCTGTAGCCTATGCTCGTTGGGATGGAGGAATTGTCTGGCTTGAAATAAATCCTCCTTCAGGGTATGATGCTACTTTAGGAGATTGCGGTAACGGGGTATATGGTCAGGATAGTGGTGGAACTACTGCTATATGCGCTCCTGCTGGAAGTAAATATCCGAGTGCTGCTAGGGCAAATAGAGTCACTAAGATAGAGTATTGTAGTCAGGAAGTTATGTCTGACGAGACAACTGAAATAATAGATTACGACAACGACAAGACTCCCTGCCATGAACCAGACGATACAATTACAACTAACTGATAGCACTGGTTCTCAGTGTGGAGACAGTGGCCGGGTATTTGTCAATCTGGAACAGATTGGCCAGGAGGCAAGCGACAAGACAGCCTCCATGTTTGATATCAAGCAGATGGTGTCCAGGGCACGATCTGGGGTATCTGCGCTCACGTATCTCAAAAGCGACTGCCAAGCATATCTCTCCGGTGATTCAATCGTTGTGACTTTTTCTTTCTATGTCTGGCCATCCAGCCGTGATCTGCAGTACAAGCTCTCGGCAAATATCGGGGAACTGTCCTCTGCAATTGTTGTTGAGGATTATACCGAATTTTCAATGCTGTTCGGTCTGAGCAACTACGTTCCCCTCGATTTTATCCTCACAGAAATATCACTGCTCAACTGGGAGACTCCCTGTTACAATAGCAACGGTCATGAAATACCTGACGTTGACCTGAGTGTCAAAAATGAAAATGTTATCTGTGCAGACAGTGAACTGTTCGGGGTTGCAAGGATTAGAGGCCGCAAGTGGGGCCGCAAACATACTTTGACTGTTACTCTTCCAAAAGAAGATTTTTTGATATCAAATTTGCAAGCAGCTGTTACGGCTGATTGGGGCGACAGAACAACCACGCTCGATGATGATACCAGTACATTTACACTACAACTTGAGGTGCCTCAATGTGTCCAGGATATGCTCTCCTGGTGCGATGGTGATGAGGCCTCAATAGAAAATATCCTCTTTAATATTATGGGGGGTATCCAGAACATCTGCGGAGCGCAAGCATACGCAGAAAAGCCTCGCATTGCTTATTATTCTGAGTGTACAGGTAATCTGATAGAGGTTGTTGTAGGAGATACCGAAGGGTGGTGTAGCAATGAGTAATCAAACACTGTCAATCACTCTCAGCAACAGCGAGGCAATAACAGATCCGTACTGGATTAATATGGAGATTGTCGAAGAGGAGCTTGCAGACGGTATGACCATTGCTGCAGCTGCCGAAATGATCGACGCTCTGTATGAGATAAAAACTTGTGGCCAGGATAACCCCGATTTGTGGAACATGGGTGGCACCCGGGAACCAGCAGAAGAGGAACCAACTGAGGAAAAATTTAGTGAGGTGGTAAGCGAAATAGCTCCAGGTATTGCAGATTGTCGCAACATCTCTGCTATGACCACGGACCCAGGATCATACGATGTGCAGATCAAGGTCTATCGGTCGCACGAGTATGAGAAATACAAACTGAGAGTGTCAAACGGCACTGCAGGCAGTCCCCAGCGCATAGAAAACGAGCAGGTAGTTGAGACTGTGCATGTTGAAAACGCAACCCATGTGACCATGGAAAAACCTGTGGGTGGCGGTGCAAAATTGTCATGGATAGGGGCAAGTTCTGAACCAGAAATAAACATTCTCGGAAATACGTTTTGGTGGGAAGGTGAGGTGACCGGTACGCTCCGGGCCGAGTTTGGCACTAACTATGACCTGGTTGACGTTCATGTCCACGGCCAGCTCGGGGAGTCTACTGTCATTACCGGGACAGTTCCCATGGAAATGTTTGGTGAGGGTTGGTACTCCGGTACAGAAGATGCTTCAGAGCTTACAGATATTCAGAATATTCAGTGCAGTGTTCTTGCTTTCTATCACTATCAGTACGAAGAACTCATTTTAAACAGACCTGAAAACGACAGCTCAATTAGCGATGATGTACGCTACGGAATTTGTCAGACGACTGTAATTCCGTGGGAAGGAACAGAGATAACAGGCGATGATGACGGAGAAAAAAACTGTTATCAGCGAAAAAACAACGTCAATTACTGTTTGTGTACAAAGAGCGAATCACGAGATAGAAGCCGTTATGCTGTTTCATGTCCTGCCGGTGTGCCTGATGGAACAGAACTCGATGACAGTCCAGAAACCACGAATTATGTCGATTGCGGAGAGCGTGAAGAGCCATACTTACCATCTGTCTACGAGGAAAAATGCTGCTACCCTCCTGACAGTGATCTGCAAGCAAGGTTTTATCCAAAAGACGAGCAACTACCGTGGTGCAAGACCAGGCACACGGCATTTGTCGGTGGCAAAGAACTTGATCCAGATGTCAAAGCAGAACTCAAAGCAAAGTATAAAAATATCGCATTTGTCGGGGTTGCTCCTCCGTCAACGGGATGTGGTGAATGGCAACTGGAGCAAGTAGCACCACAACAAAATTGCTGCGATGGGGTCTCGCAGATTGTATGGGACAGTAGCAATTCTGAAGTGGTTATTGGTATTAATTCCTCTGGGACTATCTCTGTAACTGAGGGCAGAGGGCCATATACGTGGAAAGTGCGAGGGGCTGGCTTTTACACAAATCCTCAGCGCACTCAAAGAGATGCCGTAACATCGTCGAGAAGCCTAGAAATCTATACCGGCGGCGTAATATGTGGTTCTTGTTCTGTCTATGTGACAGACAATTGCTCTTCCGCAAGCGGGACTATTGCTGGGGACGTAGATCCATTCACATACGACAACGACAATTCTGTTGATGTGATATCCCAGAACAGCCAGGGCACTGTATACGTAGTTGGTGGGATAGGGCCATTCAACGTAGCAATATCAGGACAGAACTTTTTTTTAGATCCTGAGCATACTATGGATGAGGGTACTACAACGTCTAGAACTATAGGAATATACACAACGACTTCATGCGGCTCATGCTCTATTACTGTAACTGATTCCTGTGGTTTGTCGGTAAATGGGAACGTAAGAAGCAATGGGCATTGGACAGGTGATTGTTATATTTATCACATATCCAACGATCGTGATTATGGCTCTGGGGCATTCAACGCGGCTACTTATAATTTTGTGAACTGCAGCTTTTCTTTCGCTGGGTACGAGATCACATACAACCCCTGGCAATTCTCAGTTTACAGATACAGGTGGTTGTACAACAATTGGACAGGTCGGTTGGAGATTCTTAACAGTATAATAGACGAGGACGAAGCAGCAGCCCACAGAGGTACCTTGGGTCAATACGCTGACTTTTATACATCAACGCGATATACCCCGCCAGACAGGCTAAACACATGTGGAGAATGTGCATACGTATGCTAAACTTTAATGCTTACAATCCAAAAGACCTGCAGCACTGCATGCAGGTCCTCAATGAGTGCGAAGCGGCTGGAGTCACTGATATCCGTTTTGTTAGAGAGGCTCTGCACAAACAACTGTATAGCTCGGTGCCAAGGATTAGAAAACTTGATACAAAAAAATCAACTATAGATAACCGTCGGGGATACAGATGCCCTGAATGCACGACCATAATGCATCCGGCGAAGGGCATGGAACCTGGTACATATACAACTGTTGACGGAAAGCTGGTTATGGTCTGTCCTAAATGTAGATATAGCGAGGTCGTTAAATGAGTTTAGCAGGATGGAATCCAGATAAAAAAATACAGCTCACCATACCCGCTCAGTCTTCTGAGTTAGTGGATTTTCCTGTGTTGGTGAATCTTGGCACGTCTTCAGGTGTTACCGGTTTTGATGCAACTCCTGTTTTTGATGAGCTTACTCCCCTTGATGTTAACGATGATTTCACGGGGACTGATGGTGATGCTCCGAATGAACTGTTGTGGTCGCCAGTGCAGTATGATTACACAGATGCAGGAAGTGGTGATTCAGGTGTGTGCTCTATCCAGGGCAACGCTCTTGACTTTAGTATAGACAGCGCAATTTCTTGGCCTTTTATTTCCTCTAAATTCATGTTGCGTGGTGATTTTGATGTCCAAGTCGATTGGGCCATTGATAGTAGGCCTGATAGTGCGTGGGCTGTGCTAATGTCTATTGGAGATGCTGATGATGACGTCAATGGTAGTGTCAGTTCAGTGCATAGAGCGCTCTCTGGCATGTACAGAGATGTTTTGGGGTATTTGCAATCTACTAATAACGTTGGATATGCAACCGATGCCATACTAGACATCGCTGGTAAGTTTAGGCTTGTGCGATCTGGCACAACAGTTACTTGCTACTATTGGAGTGGTGTAGCATGGGTGAGCTTGGTGTCAGATAGTTCTTTCAGCACTGCTGATATGTACGTAAAATTGTCAGCTAGGGCGCAGTGGGCGACAACCCTAAACGCCAACTTCGACAACTTCCAAGTAAACTCAGGCACAATAGTCTGGCCTGAAACTCCTAAAAAACTTGCATTTGAAATTGGTGATACAGGAGTCCAGACTTATGCAGAAATTGAGCGTTGGGATTATAACACAAAATCAGCTCAGCTCTGGATAAAATGTCCTACACTTTCAGCAGTATCTTCCACAATCCTTAATCTCTATTACGATTCTGCCGGGCCAGATAACACAGGTTACATAGGGGACACTGGTGATGTGGCAGCCCAACAAGTATGGGATAGCAATTTTGTAGCTGTTTATCACATGAGCCAAGACCCGTCTGCTGGTGGAGCCTGTATTCTTGACTCTACGGTAAATGGAAATCACGGAACACCATACGGAAGTATGACCAGCGGTGATTTGGTCGCTGGTCATATTGGTAAGGCAATTGAGTTTGATGGTGTTGATGATTATATTGATCTTGGCAACGGAGCATCGTTGTATCCTGCCACTGCTATAAACATAGAGACTTCTGTTTCGTGTCCAAACACCATACTTCAGGCTATATTAGCAACAGAGTTGTCTACTTCTATTGTTGAAGGATTTGGTCATAGAATTAACAGCGGTGCTACTATTACTCTTCGGGCAAGAATAGGCGGAGTTGAGATAGCACAAATCTCAACAGCAACAATAGCTGCCAATATACCAACATATATAGCAAGTTCATATAACGGAAGCACATTTAATTCCTATATAGACGGGACCGAAATTATAAGCGGATCGGCATCTGGTACTATTGATTACGGGGCCGGGACGTATAAGATAGCAAGGAGGAGTCGTGGCGATTTTCCCGCTTACCTACAAGGAGTAGTGGAAGAAGTAAGAATATCAAACATTGCCCGTTCAGTAGATTGGCTTGCTGCTACAAATCTCTCGAATAAGGATTTGCTTGTCGTCTTCTCGCTGCCTTCAGCAAATGCAGTTCTCCAAGCAATAACAGACATGCTTTACGGAAATCTAACAGCAATGCATAGCCCTGCTGTTGATATGCCATATTCGATACTCTTCCCACGATCAACATTCCTGGAGATGGTATACGGCCTGAAACTCGGCATGTCCATGGCAATGTATTACGGAGATGCTCCTGCACTACTGAAAATAATAAACCAGTATTATGGTGATGCTCCTGCGTTGCAACGCTCAGTTGTTATGCCATACGGAGACATGCTGATGATCCAGAAAACAACCAACATGCCATATCATATTTTCAAGCCTTTACAGCAGGTCATGGAAGCCAGATATGGCATAAATGGTGAAGTCTTGCAGTCGATCATGGAGCAGAATTATTCGCTTAGTGAGTACAATCTGCTGATGAAAAAGTTAGACATGCCATATCTGCTGCAGTCTGACTCCATGGTCCAGAGCATCGCCACTTCTCTCACAATAGCAGGGGTAGATATCGCTTTCCACCATCTGAATATTGAGTGCTCCAGGGATAGCTTTGTGATCACCGGAGAGGCACATCTTGCTGATCTTGGTCAGTACATGGCTATTAATAAGGGCGATGTGGTAGATGCTGTCTGTAATGAGACTACATTCAATCTGATAGTTGAGAGTAAAAAGCGCTCACGACCTGGAGGTGCTGCGACAACATTTATTGTTAATTTTACTTCTCCTGCGATTCAACTGACCGCTCCATGGTCAAAACCATTGTCGCAGGAATTTTCAGCTGGCCTTGCTGAAACAACAATCAATACGCTGCTTGATGATCTTGGCCCGTGTGAATACCTCACAACTACATTTCCTGTACTTGCAGACACTCTCTATGCAAACGATGAGGATGCTAGGACGGTTATCCGAAAACTCACGCAGTCTGTTGGGGCTGTTATGCAGTCAGATCCAGACGGAATGATCAGGGTAGAGCCTGAGTATCCAAAGGGCTGGAACACAGACGCTGCCATCGAATATTTCATGACAGATGAGCGCAATTTTGTGTCGCAGGATGAATCACCAGAGGCAAAGACTGGGGAGAATAAATACCTGGTCGGCAATATGCTCTCAAGTGATGAACGAACATGGGTAGAACAACGATCGATCAGTGATACAGAGGTAGAGGTTCTTGGATTCCAAGTTCCGTGGGGGCACAAAGAGATATACGGTCTCACTCATTCAGGTGGTGAGTGGGTTGTTATACCTGAGTACATAGGGGTTGTTGAAGAGATTTACCCAGCTCTTGAGGATGATGCGGAACAGATAGAATTTAAAGCTGGTTTTGCCAATGCCTCCCGCCCTATTTATGGCGGACTCCAGGTGAACTGGTTGCGACAATCGCTCGGTGCTATCAGCTACGCCGAAGATGGAAAACTTGAAGCAGAAGTAAAAGATGGTGAAACTGATGGATACGGACTTTGCGAGATCCGCTACCTTACACGCTATCATTTATGGAAGGTGCGGGATGATGTTAGTGAAGATGTTCAATATATACTGTGGGTTGACAAATGATAGAAGTTGCTGAAAGTCTGGTCGTTAGTTTTGGGGTCGGTGCAAATAGTGATGCTCTTGTGGTACTTGAGCTTGATGATGAGCTTAACGGTGATGTCACAAGTTTTGCTCCTGGTGATGATATATTTTTCCGTCTGCACCACGACGAAACAGTGCAGCTGGGGAAGATGCTTTCAACTGACGGGCAGGTTGCCAGTCAAGGGAGTGGAACCAGAACAATTGATGGTCAACTCCTTTTTGCTGAAATAGACGACAGCCACGATCTCCCCTATTTGGTTTCAAGCGGATTTGAGTATCAGTTTCTTGGTCGTGAAGCAACTGGATTAAAACGCAGCAATAACAGAACTGTTACAATAACAGGTGGAGATCTCCCTTCACTGGCAGTTGTCAGTTACTCAGCGTCATTTTCGTTTTTTAAATTGATTACCCCTGATGTGACCCTTGAAGATGATGAGTCGTATCCAATAACCGTAGTGGCCTACATGGAGGCAGTATGAGTGTATCAGTAATAGTACAACGGCTTCCGGCTGATTTTCAGGGCGCTGATATATCAGATCCTTTGATCGCAACCGAGGCCCAGGCAGTTGAGCGTGGCCGCATGGAAATAGAGCGTAACTGCAGTGACAGAGTGATGGTATCCGGAACCTGCCCTCTGCAGACGTACATGCAGCCAGGGAAGATTATCCATGTGACAGATCTGCAGCTTGGTGAGTACCGGGCCATGTTGCGATCCTTTGCTCTGACAATTGACAGACAGGCGGATGGCTCGTTTACGGCTGTAACAAATATTGTAATGGAGCGCGAGGCGTGAATACTATAATAGAGAACATTACTAAGAAACAGGAATCACAGAAGAAATTTTGTAAAGTGATAAAACCGTTAAGCGGTACAAGTTACCAAGTACGTGATTCCGCTGGTCGTATACTTACAGTTGATTCAGATATCAAACGGGCTGCAGGTGACAGTGTTACTGTAGTGTCCGGGTTTATCGTTGGACGTACTAACAGGCAGGTTGAATCTAAAGTATTCAACGTCTAATTTTACCTTACTGAATATCGATATTATAGTTCTTTGGTAAATTAAAATGAATCCATATGAAATAAGTTATTTACATTGTGTAAATAACTTATTATAATTTAAACTATAAGATACATTAACATACAGGAGGATTCAATATGTTTTTCAAATCTTCAGAGTTATATCGAGTCGAAACCTTTCAGAGTTACAGGATAGGTTCAACATTCTCTTCAATAGGCGTTCCAACCTCGCCGATAATATTCCAAATACCAGCAGTAGAAGTACCTGACCCAGCCGTAGACGCTGATTGGGTTCAGATGACATCTGGTGCTATATCTTGGCAGTTAGACGCCGACAATCTATCACTAACTGTAGATGGTGCACAACATTTAGTACGAATAGTTAGAGCATCCACGGCAGATAATTGCAACTGGAAATGGTAAGAGGTCGTCATGGACTATCCTTTTAGACTTCCTTTCGGCCACCCTTTTCGCAACGCGTTCTCACTTCCAGGTTTCGGCCAAGCTATTCCTCCAGTTTCCGACAATCTTCTAGTCTGGCTCAAAGGCTTAAATACGTCCGATGAGACAGCCAAGCTCGACAGTTGGGCGAAGCCAGGTCGTGAGAGCATGGTGCTTACTCATAGTGCTTGTATTGAGTTTGATGGTGTTGCTGAGTATGGGACGCTTGATACTGCTATTACTTTGAGTAGTGATTTTGAGATTAGTTGGAGTGCTGAGGCTGCAGAAACAGACGATGGTTATATTGTAGGTAACGCCTCTGGGGATGATTTTGGTGTACAATATAATACTACATACATTAGAGTAAAAGATAATGGAATTAATAGGAGTTTTACGTCAGTACCTCTTACTGATAAAAACTACACATTGGCTGTAACTGGATTAGAGATTACGGTAACATCTGATACAGCCTCAGAAACCCTTCCTTATTCTGGCGATCCGTTTGTTGTTGGGAAAGTCGGTACAAAACAAAGCAATGTAGCGTATGTATTTGGAGGCAAACTCTGGAACCTACGCCTCAAAGACGCAACTCAAGATATCCACTTCCCCATTGCCGAAGTAAACGGTCTTTACTCATGGGACACCACTGGAACTCACCGCATCACATGGACACCTGGGGCCGGAGGGGTCGCTGGTATGAGGGCTGCGAGGCAGGATTCCGGGTTTAACTATAATGCGAACTTTGGTTATGGTAAGGGTGAGAATCTGCTAAAAACTTCTAAGATAACTCTTGCAAACATGACATACGGAGCTAATGCAAACCCAACTATCGTTGGTGATGGTGTTTTAGTAGATGTTGTTGATAGTTTCGCTGCGTACACTAACGATGGATCATCTCCAGGATCTATTTTCAATACTGACGACAGAGTAACGTATGGCTTTTTGTTGAGGTTGCCAGATGGTGAGAGTGGATCTGTTTTTATACACGATGCCGGAGGATACACAAGCAGCGGTGTTACGGTTACAGCAACTAATGAACTTGAATGGTATTATAAACAGGCAACAGTAAGTTCTGACAACAAACCCGTTCTACCCGCAATAAGGTATACATCTGGAGTAGCACCACAGGTGATAATAGCAGATATGATGGTGTTTAGGGGGCACGAAGAAGCAGGGGAGTATATTGAAACAACAGGAGTCCCATTTGACGGAACCGAGTACCTACCATTCCTCAACACCATGCCAGCAGGAACCATGAACTATCCTGAATCGCTCATGGCTTTTGAAGAAAAGCCTGTTGGTAGTCCGAACGGCACCACAGATGCTTTCGTGATGCTGGCTGACCACGGAACGATTGTAAGCTCTGCCGGGACATCTACACCTACCTATGTACATCCTGATATATCATTAACCGCTGGATGGATTCGCAATATTCTATTCTCTGATGGCACTCTTGTTAAGGTTGACGAAGGATCAGGAACAGATATCCACGACTCAGATGGTAATCTCGTAGGAACCCTGACCACCGGAGACTCAGTAGCCTTCTGGACTGATGCATCACCTATGGTATCTCAGGCTGTTATGGATATGGAAGCTGATCAAGGTGTTGGGGTTTTTACTGACCTTGCGGGTCACAGTGTCCCAATGTCTCAAGCGACTATTGACACTGTAGTGGATCTCAACGACCAATACTTCCGCAAGAATTGTGTAGGTTCAAACACTGAGTACTTTTTCTACAAGACACAATTGACAGGTAGTGATCTAGGTGAAGCCTTGGTACACTGTTGCTTAGTTGAAAATATAACTTTTGATTCAGCAAAACTCACCTTTGACACATTAAATACATACATGAGGACTTAACTATGGAAGGATTAACAATAGGTGGTATTGGCGCAATTGACAATGCAGTGACCGAGACTACAACAGATGCCACGCCAAGAACTATAGCAGCATTTGATGCTAATGGATTGTCAAACAGAGTAACCCCTGACCACGCTACAAATGATCTAACAATTACTGAAGCTGGTACTTATGACATTCAAGGGCATGTCAGTTTTGAGGGAACTCTGAGTAAAACCTTTAAAGTTCAGGTGTATGTTAATGAGATAGCAAGTGGGGTACCGCTTGAACGAAAACTTGGTACAGGGGGTGATGTTGGCTCCGCTTCATTTTGCTCAATCGCGGTATGCGCTATTGGTGATAAGATCACAGCAAGACACTGGAGTACGGATGGTGGGGTAGCGTTTACAGCAAAACAAATATCTCTTGTGGCTACTAGAGTATTCTGATAAGGAGCATAACAATGAGAGTAACGATTAATATAGGTCAGCTTGCTGATCCTGATATCATGGGTTTAGCATTACGATTTAAACTTGCGAATGGTAAAGGGACTTCCCCAAATAGTTTAGGTAATATCTCTTACATTCTTGACAATGCTGGAGAGGACTTCTTTTTACCATCAGATTATGCTCTATGTAACGATAAGGGTGCTAAGATTGATTACGCTACGCTTTACACAGTGCAACCCGCATCGATTATGAATACACCAGTTCCAGAAAATTGGCCTGATAGTAAAGATGCTGAAGGTGTTCTTAGGACTTATGCTGAATATTTTCCAAAGCCTTTTCATCGTGATCTTGGTGATGGTACATACCTTATCCAGCTTGTCCACGGTACTCTTGGGCTAACTGATGAAGACCGTAAGATCTATGAAGCTGACCTTGGCACACTGCTTGTAAAAGCTGTTGGTGCTACTCTTGTTCCAAAACCTGTGGAGATATAACGTGGCCGAAGATCTCAAGATCATAATTAATGAGTGGAGACTTAACGGTCTCGGTATAGGGATAGCTATTGGAATTGTTTTTGAGGTTTTCCTGATTAGGAGTGGAAAGGGTGATATCAGGTGGGTAGTCTCGTTCTTGTCAGTTCTTGCGATTGGACTGATGGGATGGTTGTCGTATTGTATAGCTATTGATGCTTTCCCTGATGCCGAGTGGAAGGCTGCCTTGTGGACTGTCGGTGCAGCAGCTAATACATGGTGGACAGCTAAATTCGCATTAACTGGCCAGATGTTCAGAGTATTCACAGCGTTAATTCTTCCAGCAAAGTTGCAGAAATTAATGGAGGACTCAGATGTTTGTAGAAAGAAGGAGTAACTGTAAGTGTAATCTTCTATTTACAATAATTGTGTTGGTGTTATTACTGTGGGTGTTCTTGTTTTATGTGCTTATTAGCGGATATTCTGAAAGAGCTAAGATTAGCGCTCGTGCTGACGTGCTGGAGTCCTTACAAGATGCAAATAAGAAAGGGAAGCGCAACACATATTGTGATCATTTGAGACATCTCGTGCTGTTGCACGGTATGAATAAATCACTCATCAGTGAGTGTGAAGGTAAGCCAATAACCGACTTACAGGAGAGATTAAATTATGTTGACTAAATTAGGATGTGGAATATTTGTATTGATGTTGCTTGCTGGGTGTACTGATCATTCGAGAGAATTTATAATTGATATCAAAGCTGATGAAGAGTCATGGGTTGATGTATATATTGACGGAGTGAAAGTCGAAAAAACAGGCAATACTGAAGAGTCTACAAACTCACCTGAAGGCTCTCTTGACGCTACCATTCCACTGGCAGGTGCTCTATAATGGGCTGGTGGCAGGATTTAATAAATGCGTGGAGAGGTAGGTTGAGTGAGCAGCAG